TAGTTTCTAGCGAGGAATTAAGGCGACAGTGGAATTTCATCTAGCTGTCTAGTCTTAGTAATAAGACTTAAGTAAAGACATTTAATTGCGGGGAACTCCTGTAAAACTCAACATAGGATACTGGGCAGTGATGCACCAGCGAACCCTAAAAACTGTTGAGGTAGGGACAATCCGCAGCCAAGCCAAAGGTTTCCTTTGGAAGGTTCAACGACCAGTGCTTTGCACGTACACCCAAGTGGGTGGAAATGGTGTCCTCCCCTTACGGGGATGAAGATATGGTCTAATCTTGTACGAGAGTATAAGCTGCACATAGTGGTGCGGGGATAGCCTAACGAACTATCTTGAATATTGAGTAGGTGAAAGATTGCCAGGCGCAATGGAAGTTGCCGCCCAATCAATGGGCCTCAACACCCTAGAGTTATCCAACATGCTTCGCAAAGGAGAAGTAGTAACTAAAGATTTTCTTCCCAAGTTTTTAGACCTCTATGAGAAGAACGTAGTCAAGGCTGGTGCATTTGCCAAGTCATTAAAAACAATCACTGTTGCACAACAGAACATGGTTAGCCAATGGCAGCTAATGATCAAGAGTGTTAGTGAGAAAGGTGGTAAGAATGTCCTTATAAGAGTGTTTGAAAGTCTCAGGGATATAATAACAAACATCACCCCAGGCCTCCAACTAATAACAAGTGCCGTTGGAGGCATAGCACTTGCCTTGGCAGGGCTAGTCACAGGCTTTACAGCTGTTACAGCACCAATTGTCAAAGCTATAAATTTCATCATGGGAACTCTGATTAGCCTCACTGGGGTTATCCTAGACCCAAATGATGGCCTAGTCACAGCATTTGAACTCCTTGGATTTACAATGGCTACAGTGTTTATAGCCACAGGGGGATCTGCTATTGCAGGCATGGTGGCTGGGCTAGTCGCCATGATTAAAAACTCCAAGATCTTGGTTAACATCCTCAAGGTGATAAGGCAAGAGATGCAACTAACAGCATTCTTTGCCAGCTTATCCACTGGAGGTGTTAGCGCCTTAGCTGGGGCTGCTGCATTTACAGCTGCAACACTGGGTGCACATGCACTATTAACCAGAGGTTCTGGAGAGACTAACACCACTAATACCACCACCACTAGTATTAATATTGAGAAAGCAGAAGCCAGTGTGGATGACATTAGAAGGATGGTTGAAGAGCAGAATGCTAATAACATAAGGCAAGGCAGATAAACAGGAGGCTGTGTGAGCCAGTACTATTTACAGTTCAATGAAATAACTATATTTACGCTGGATGCCACTACACAGATGAGCTACACAATGTCTGGGAAAACAACAGACTCCCCAATAGAATCTGGAGAGTCTGTCTCTGACCATTATGTAAACCTCCCAGAGGTGATCACCCTCTCAGGTGTAATAACAGATATGGTGAGCCTGGGGCAATCCCCTGAGCACAGAACTCCAGCAGACTTTATCAAAGAGCTGAGGTTTTTAAAGACAACAGGCACACCCTTCTCTGTTTGGATAGGCACAAAGTTGGAGAATATTCCAAACTGTGTCTTCACCTCACTCAGGGTTTCCCAATCAGACCAGCAAGGTAGCAGAGTGTTTGGTGAGGAAGAAGTTCTTAGTGCCTATAAGGTGGATATGTCCTTCAAGCAGATCAGGTTTGGTGGAGCTGCCACACTGGAGAAGATTCCAAAGCAGTCTATAAAGGATGACGCCAGTGGAAAGATAAGTAGCCCAGAGACCACAAAGAAGGTGGAGCCTCTTGAGCAGATAACAATACGGGAGAGGATTGGTCTCTTCGAGGGAGACCTGTAATGCCTTTTAAAATCCCTGTACCTGAGTCACCTTGGGTGGATGAATTTCTAACCCTAGGTGGACAAGAATATAAATTTACATTTAGGTTTAACACTGAAGATGAAAGATGGAGGTTTGATCTCTTCCTCAATGAAGAGCCAGTGATACTTGGTGTAAAGGTAATGGAGAATCAATCCCTCTTATCCCAGTATGCCCTCCCAGATTTTTCTCATGGTGACATCTTCTGTGTAGAAACACAAAATACAGATGCAGAAGCTGGGAGGAGTAATGTAGGCATAGGCCTTCCCTATGAACTGGTGTACTTCAGTAACCAAGAGTTGGCTTAATCATGGCAGTGACATCATATGGGAGAGTTTACAGCCTAGCCATAGCTAGGTATCAAGACTATGGACCTACACTGGTTGACAACCTAACCCCAAGTACAGTGTCCCCCACTCCAGGGGTGACAACCACTGCCACAGGTGGCAGCTTCTTCCCTGACCCAGCAAGGCTTGATCTCCCTGCCTTGGAAGAACCACCAATAGACCTCACCTCCATCCCTGCTGTGGCATTGACTATCACTGATCTAAGGATTACAGCTGATATCAAATGGGGGAAAGAAGGCTCTGCTGGCTCCAACAGCCAAGAAGCTGTTATAGAAATATATAATCTAGACAAGAGAGATAGGGTGTTGGGCACCTCTGGTATCTCCTTCTCCATCGATGAGCTCTTACGCTCTGATAATACAGTTGTGTTGAAAGCAGGGTATGAACAAACTCAAGGGGAGCTTCCAACCATAGTCACTGGCCAGATACGCTGGGTGGAGACAATCAAACGTGGTGTTGACACAATAATAAAGATCCTGATAAAGGATGCTTCCCTCATTACAGATAACTTGAGGGTGTCAAGGTTTTACAACCCCACAGACACTTACAGGTTTATCATAGAAGACTTGATGAGCTTTGCTGCACAGAATGGTGTACCAAGAGGGACCTTACTTACTTCAATATTTAATGACACCCAAGGCCTACACTCAAAGATAACAGATATAGACTCCCAAGTTGGTGAACAAGGCTATTATGTCATAGGATATGTTATTAAGCATCTTCAAACCCTGTGTGAAGACTTGGGGTACAGGGCATACACCTCCCTTGGTAAACTCTATGTTGAGCCCATCTACTCTGTTGAATACCTAGAGCAAGTGGTTATCACTAAGGACAATCTCAAGGAAACAATAAGACCTATTGATCCCTCTGGAAATAAAAATCTCCAGCAGACAGACTCTAAGGATGGATTAAAGATATCCATGTTCCTCAATGGGGACATAACCTTGGACAAAAGACTGAAGGTTGACATAGAAGGGTTTCAGGGTACATACAAGATAACTTCCATAAATCACAAGATGGATTTGGAAGACACCAACTGGAATACCATCATTGAGTGCATAAAGGAAGTGGTGTAGATGCGTGGCATAAACGGAGTGGCATAAGGCATGACCCTACAGAGTGTCATCATAGGCAATATCCAAGACTGGGTGATAGAGAATGTAAAAACCTCCCTCCCAGCAAAAGTCTTGAAGGTATCAGACTTTGAAGATCATCAAAGAGTAACTGTGCAGCCCACCCTAGATTACACATACAAGGATGGGGTGGTGTTGGAGTTTCCAGCTATCTCAGGTGTACCTGTTCAATACCCCAGTGGTGGTGGTGGTGTAATGACCTTCCCCATTGCTGTAGGTGACTTTGTTACACTACAGTTTTCTATGCTCTCTATGAAAGAGTGGTTAGCTGGGGTGGGTGATAACGTCACCCCTGAAGATTCAAGATCCTATAACTATGCTGATGCTGTGGCAATCCCAGGCCTCACCACCTACCAGACCAACTTCTCCCCTAATCCTCTGGATGTTGAGATAAAGTTCAATGGCAGTAGCTTCAAGCTAAACTCAGATGGTAGCGGGAAGGGTGTAACCCTGACCACTGATGCTAACGTAGAGGTGAATTGTGTACAGGCTAATGTGAATGCCTCTGAGAGTGTCAATGTAGACTCACCGGCTATAAACTTGGGTGTTGGTGGACCAGAGATTGCTCGTAAGGGTGATGCTGTGGAAGTTACTGTAGTTGGTGGAAGTAGTTCTGGAACACACTCAGGGACTATAACTGGGGGTTCTTCCCAAAACACTTCAGCATAAGGAACAACAATGGCATTAATTGATCTTCGTGTAGATCCTGTGACAGGTGACCTGGCCTTGGTCAATAATACCTTCAGGCTCACTGTAAACATACAAGAGGCTGTAAGGCAGAAGGTAGAGATCACTCTGTCAGGATTCCGTGGGGAATATTTTGCTAATATTTTAGCATTTGTTCCCTACCTAGAGAATGAGGACAACTCACTACAGCTGCTTGGAAAAACTTCCAAGCCTCTCTTTGATACAACCATAAAGGCAGCTATTCTAGAAGTTCAGGGGATTGTTAGCCTCACAACATACACTTCTTTTCTGGACACCCCCACAGGAGTACTCACCATAGATTTCTCTGCTGTTACAGAGAGTGGTGATTTACTCTCTGACATCTTAAACATAACACTATAAAAGAACTGGAGGAAAGATGGCAGGGTTAAGCTCAACTGGATTTGAAGCTAAACGCTTACCAGAAGTATTAGATGATATAGAGACTTCTGAAAGAGCTAATATCGATAGTAATATTTCTAGTGAAGATGACGAGGTTTTAGGACAACTTAATAATACATATGGTACTCCACTTGCCACCTTGTGGGCTCAGCTAGAAGCTGTCTATGATAACTTTAATCTGGACAAAGCTGAAGGCAAGAACCTAGATGACCTAGCAGCCATCACTGGCATAACCAGAATAGCTGCTGCTGCGAGTAACACAGATTCACAAAGATTCACAGGAGATGATGGCACCCTAATCCCTTTAGGCTCCCTCCTCCAGAGCAATATTAATACCAACAGATTTCAAACTATAGCAGCCATAAATCTAGACTCCACAGTTTGTTTTGCAGTTAACTTGTCCATCCCTGTAGTTAGTGACACCACGCTGTACGGCTTCTCAGTGAACAGTACAGTGTACTCCTTCCTCTCAGATGGTTCAGCCACTGAGAGTGAGATACTAGTAGGATTAAAGGCTGATGTTGATGCTGATGGATTGGCTACTTGGACAGCCACTATCAATGGCTCTCAGCTGCTCATACAGAGTGATAGCGCCAATATACAGGTGGACACCTTGGTCTTAGTGGCCATTGATGATGTCACTGCTGTAGGCTCTGTACAGGCCTCTGTGACAGGGACAATAGTAGCTGTTGCTGGAACAGTAACTGTCATAGTCAATGCCCTCTCAGGGTTCAATTCCACCACCAACACAGACACTTACAATGTTGGTAGGGATAGAGAAACTGATGAAGAGCTAAGGGCCAGAACAAAAATCTCCCAGCAGGCTTCTGGTGGTGCAACAGTACCAGCATTGGAAGATGCCCTTAACAACACCACTGGAGTTACTTCGGCCAGGATTATAGAGAACAGAACCTTAGTCACTGATGGTGATGGTAGGCCTGGGAAGAGCTTTGAGAGTGTTGTAGTTGGTGGTACGGATGCTGATGTGGCCCAGACTATTTGGGACTCCAAAGCATTAGGTATTGAGACCTTTGGAAATACTGCTGAGTCTGTAGACGATAGCCAAGGCTTCCCACAAACTATAAACTTTACAAGACCTCTAGCAGTTAACCTAGCCTTCAGGGTGACATACTCCCTCTATGATGAGGAAGTGTTCCCTACAGATGGTGAAACTGTAATGGTGAGCACCGTTGTGGACTACACAACAGATCAGGGGGTGGATGTGGATGTTATTCCTTCCAGATACTTTGGTCCTATCTATAGTGATGTATCAGGTATTGACACACTTGTTGTAGAGGTTCAGCAAATTACTAATCCTGGGGATGCACCTCTGGGGGGTAGCTGGCAAACAACCAAGTTGGATATAGACTTTGATCAGTTTGGTGCCACTACAAATATTGATATAGAAATAGTGAGTGTGTAGCCATGGCTGTAATTGACTTCATAGATATCACCCAGCAGGGCTTGGACAGAATGCTGTCCCAGTGGAGTGGAAAGCCCAACATAACAGGGCTGTTCCAATCCTACCTGGATAATATACAACCTGTAGAGGATGCCTTACAGCAGCTTCTCGATGAGCGGGGGATAGACACAGCAATAGGTGTGCAGCTTGATGTTCTAGGACTAATCATAGGTGTTGAGAGGTTAGGAAGGAACGATACAGAGTACAGGGCTGCTTTAAAAGTACAAATAGCCATCAACAATGCTGATGGCACAGAGCCAAACATTACAGGTGTACTGTTACTCCTCACTGGACTAAGTGACTTCTCCTATCAAGAGGTCTTTCCAGCAGCATATACTGTCTCCTTTGGTGAGGGCCTAGAGGAAAGTGAGCTTGCAGCCCTACAGGCTGTCCTAGTGCAAATCTCTGGAGAGACAATAGTTCCCTCCCTTAATGCTGAGTTTGTTTTCATCTTTGATGATGGGAACAACTTAGGTGTTTCACAGGATGCAGCAGACAGATTTGTAGCTATCACCTCAATAACGGGATAATAATTTCATATGGCAAATGTAAGACTAAGTACTAGGCCTGCTGCACCTACAGGAATAGGTCCCACCACCATAGTTTGGGTGGAGAGGGACTCTGGAGGTGGGATATATGTAACAGAGCAAACCACTGTGGGGAATTTGATAGCCTTTAGCTTCACCTCTCAGGTGGACACATATACAGCTATACCTGGGGACAGGATTCTTCCAGATAACTCTTCAGCAATCTTAACTATAAATCTTCCTGCTACACCTTCTACAGATGAGACTGTTGTGTTTAAGCAAGTGGTGGGTCAGTTATACTCTGTTTTTGCCCTCACTGTTGGGAGGAATGGTTCTACTATCATGGGGGCAGCAGAGGACACCATCATAGGAGAGAATGGCAGGACCAAGTTAGATGATACAATTATAGAGTTTAGGTACAACGGAACAACTTGGGTACCTAGTGTACTGGGCTCAATAGGGGCTACACCTTAATGGAGGGATGTAAGTGAGTAATTTAGAAAGTTTTTTTGGTGGTGGGTCAAGTGGTACACCCGATGGTTTTCCTCCTACACCAGCAGGCAACAGCCTAGAATCAACAGGACACACAAGGTTCTACCCTATAGCAAGCTCTGTTGATTCTATACGTGTACCTCAATCCCCTTTTAGCGCGGGAACTGCTACGCTAGGCTATCGTCGTGAAGACGCTACTGGGTCTGGTGGAGCGTCAGAGTGGCTGATCGACTGGACTGCCATAGCTGCATTTACCGGATGGACCTTAACCACCCTTGATGATGCAAAATTCCACACTTCTTGTATTCGTTCTGGCAAAATATATATAGGATTTTATGATGCAGCTAATGCTGGGAGTGGGGGTGCTGTTAGTTATATATGCAGGGCAGACCTTACCACTGGTGCAATAGAGGCGGTGACACTGATAGATAGTGCAGCCATAAGCACGTCTGTTATCCCCGCTGCAAGCGTAGCAATAGCTATGGATGGTACGGTAGATGATTGTGTGTTCTGGGATATCTCAAGCACAGGTAATCTCCGTATGGCTTTTAAAACATCAGGCAGTGCATTGACAAGTAAAGGAATTTCATTTGTAGAGCTACAAAGTGATTTCGCAACAGTCGTTACGGAGGTGGTTTATTTCGACTATGCCTCGACTTTTGGGTTCAGTGTTCCAAGCAATAAAAACGTGGCGTATTTTGCAGATGATTTATCATTCTTCCTTACCGGAGACACTACCGACATAAAGCTGGTGGTGCCCAGTCACGGCGTCATATCTATAGCATCGTCCACCAATGAGTCATTCATCATGCAGGGACAAAGCATGTTTGCTGCAATGGTGTCAACTGAGTTTAGCGCGACAGTGAACGTATTTCACCATGTCACTGATACTGCTATTGAGATACGTAGACATATGACCTCGGTAACATCAGAAACTAATGGAGAGCGAGCAGTGACACGTATGGAGGTCAACCGAGCAGAGATAGATAACTATGGCAGGGAACTTGCTGAAAAATATGCGGGGATAATCTTATGAGTGTATTAGTTAGCTGGACAGCCCAAACAGCTGGGCCGCTAGTAAGAGGCCTCTACCCTGCTGGACTTAGCCACTTAGACTTTGACAGCTCCCCAGATAATGAGGCTGTAGGTGGCCTACTAGTAGCCTTGTATAATGGAGATCCTTCCCCAGCAGCTATGGCTGTCTTTGGTATGACTGAGTACACTGACCCATATCCCCCAATACCAGTTATTGTACACAGAACCAGAGTAACTGGTAGAGAGCTGATTGCCCTATTTGATTCTAGGGATGAAGAGATTTGGGACAGGGTTGAAGAGTCTGGAGCTCAAGCGGCTAAAGATTTTAGAGAAGCTGTAGCTAGAAACTTAGATAGACGAGTAAGCTTGACAGCTTCATTTATTACTGATGCCTTTGCTTTAATGGTTCCTAATATATGCAGCCAGGATGACCTTGACTTTGTTTCCTTGGGGGTTGAGGTATGAGATATTTAATACTCTTATCAATCTTATTGTTAGCTTCCTGTGGAGCCACTCCACTATCAAAGGATAGTGGTACACAATATATGATGGTCTCACAAGCTTGTGCCAGCTTTGTTCAAGCTTTAATAACTGGTGATGCCTGTATTTGGAAAATGACTAACACAGATTCTAAAGTAAAATGGGATTTTACAGCAACAGGTAAGGATGAGTGGACAGTAATAAGTACACCTAGTGAGGAATAGCAATGCATGGGGCCTACTTAGATTCTCTAAGGCTAGATGAACTGCCCATCCCTATCTCAGATGCTTTACATTTTGCAGATGACAGCTACACAGAAGTAACCTATTGTGAGAAAGAAGTAGAGTGTTGGGTTGAGGAATTTGATAGTCACACTATTGTAGCTTATAGGGGTACAGAAGGAAGTGGTATCTTCAGCAAAGGGGGATGGAGAGACTTAACCAGAGATATTAGGGCTTTCCCTTGGAAGGATAAAAGAATTGGCTGGTGCCATGCGGGATTCCTCAAAGGAGCCCGTAGAGTTGTAGACAAACATCTGATGACTATGGTGAGTAGAGCCAAGCCTGTTATCTTTATAGGCCATAGCTTAGGGGGTGCCCTCTCTGTCATCTCTGCAATACTAATGAAGCTGGCAGGGTTTAATGTCACAGGCCTCATTACATTCGGCGCTCCCAGAGCACTCTACAAGAGTGCCTATAGAGTGGCCAAGTCCCTGAAAATCCCCACTTGGCAATTCTCTAACCCTGGAGATCCAGTGGCAGATATGCCTGCCAAGTTTCTAGGGTGTTACCACCTCTTGGAGATTGAAACAGATAGAGAGGCCAGAGGCTACTCCATTGGCAACAATCATATGATGAACAGATACTATGAGGCTTTTGAATGGGCAATGTAGATAAAGCCTTAGCAGGCCCTTGGGTGACGGATTCACTTGAGGATAACTTAACACAAGAGAGTGAGCAGGGAAGAATGATAGAGACTGAGCGAGAAGACATTGTAAGAAACTACGCTAGAAACCTGGACAAGGAACCTAGTGAGTTTATCAACATGCTCTCAAGTGAGACACAGAGAGCTGTGTGGCTTCTCACAGAGGATTTGGAGGTGGTTTGGTATTCAGACTACACCTACACCCTGACAGACTGCCTAGCAGGCTTCAGGGGCTTTGACTACAACCTCCAGATGCCAAACATGACTGAATTCCTCAGGGAGCTTGCCTCCACAGGAGCACCCACCTCATCTGTCTACCATAGTAAGGATGGGGACTATGATGTTATGTGCTACCCTATGTCTAAAGATGATGGGCCTGTGGGATATACAGTTACACTTTCCAAAGGGATAAAGTCAAAACTATCTCGATTATACAACTCCTCAAAAGGACGTAAAGAGAAGCTATGCTCATTGAACTTATCAGTGTTGGAAACGTCCTAAAATTAGGAGTTACTTTAGTAGGTGCCTTGGGTGTTTATATTGGAGTTTGGAAAAGATATGTAAAGAAGAAAGAGGATAGTGCTGTACAGGCTGCTGAGTTAAAAAAGCAGTTGGAAGAGATAGAAGAGAAGATAAAGGGAGCTTTGGAGTCTGATAAAGAGTTGGTGGAACACATGCACCTAGAGGATCTACGGTACATAGAGGTGTCCACCACCCAGAAGGTTCATACCGAGGCCCTTAAAGACCTCGACAGGGATTTCCAAGAATTGATTAAAATTATTATTGAGAAGGCTTAAAGCTCCTACAGCCAAGTCTTCTTGTGATGCTTCAGCTGCCACATCCTGTCTTTTATCCCATCACTGGCAACTCCGTTGCCATTGTCATCCAGTTGGCTAAGCCAAGCTTTGTCACTCCTCTCCTCGCTAGTAATAAACTTAGCATTCACTATTTTGTTTCCCTCCCTAACAGGGCCTATCTCCTCCCACCATCCTGCCCTGTGGACACTGCACCCCAGTTGATATAAGATGCTATTCTTATTAAACACTGAGAGGTTATTCCATCCCCCAGCTACCATGCTCTCATCCAAGGTCTCCAAATCCTCCAGCATGATAGTCTTCCTGACTTTAATCAAATCTGGGGAGTTGTATTCTCCCAAGAAATAATTTAACTCTTCATACTTGGAGAGTGCCCTCTTTTGAGCCTCAGCTTTAGCTTCCTTGTAGTCCATTCCCTCGTCTATCAACTCCCCTAAGTACTGCGTATAGTCATATTGTACATCCCTTACATTATCTTTTGTGATTGGTGGTGCCATTATTGTTTCTCCTCCTCAGGAATTCACCCAAACCCTAGCTTCATTCATGCTTTCCTGTAACTCATCAAGCTTTGCCTTGGCCCTCATCTTGAGGTGTGCCACTTCCTCTTCATTACATTGCTCTATTGAAGAGGCCAGTTCATCAGCTTGCCACTTGAGGCTTCCACTCTCCTCAAACCCATTGGCCCCAAGGCAGTTGGCTACAATTAAATAGAAGTATTTTGATTTCAAAATTTCTTACCTCCTTCAGCAGCCCTAGCTTCTGGGGAATGATCCCCATCAATAGCCCTCTGCTGGTTATATCTGAGCTTGTCAATTAAAGCCCCTCCCAAGTCTAGCTTATACCTCCCCGCATAGTCAAACACTCTGATTAATACATCAGCCAGTTCCACTTCTTCCATGGGCCTCTCTGGGAGGTGGTCATCTGGTATATCTTTCCTAACTCCTTCCATAGCTTCAGATACTTCTGAGTGGATTAGGCAGAGTTTGGTGGCTTTGGTAGTGTCCTCTAGTCTACTTAACACTGACTTTAGGTGTGTCTCCCAAAGCCCTTCCTCATCTCCTGATGAGGGGGAAATTATCTCCTCTAGGAAGAGTACATCTTCTTCATCCCACCACCCAGAGTCCTTGGACAGAGTGTGGCATAGTTCTGAGAAGTAGTTAATCTCCACACCATTCAATTCTTTTAGGTTAAATAAGGCTGTGTTACCATCTTGCATTACACTCATTCTGCCTCCTGTATTTTATCTATTGTGGAGACAATCTCCAGGAGCCTCTCCTTGAAAGCCACTAGCTCTTCAGTAACCTCTATGTGTCTAACACCATTTGGTGAACAACTATTCATTTCAATATAGTTGTCCATAGCCTCCTTCAAGATTCCTTTCAAGCTAAACTCTTCAGTGTCCCTCTCATCAAAGAAACAACTCACCTCTAAGTCTCCCTTGTCTCCCACATAAGGGTAAAAATCTACTTCTACCTCAATTGTCTTTTTCATGATTCATCTCATCCAAGTTGCTCAGGGCCATTAGCCCATAGTGTAAAATCTTGAGTATATCTTTCCTGTTATGTCCAGCCTTTATCCCAAATCTGTCAGCATACTTCTGTATGTTTGTAGTACAGAAGATAAGGCCCCTCTCTGGGATCTTTGATATCAGCTGGGTGGTTTGTATCTTCCCCCTGTTGGCTGCATAGTGCTGGGAGTAGGTGCTGTCCACATAGTCTTTCACCTCTTGGAGATACACATCCTCATTGAAGATGTAGTCTATGTCTTCACCCTTAGTGGAACAATCCCCAAAGATGTCAGATAAGTCATCTGCCAGCACCCTGGGTGTGTTGTCAAGGTCCCCCTCCTCTATATCCTCATCAACAGGAACAGCCCCCTTGCAATCCCTTAGATATATCCCTGTGGCATCTGGGTAAAGCTCCCAGAACATTCCAGACACTAGTAGCTTTTTGTAAGCACCCGCTGTCATCGTGCAGAGTGGTTGTTTGATTAGGGTGTAACACTCTGGGTGTTTTGTGTTAAAATCAAAGTACATAGTAAGATTTCTATTACAGCGCTCTCCCTCCAGTGTATAGTCTATTGCCTCCCACCCTTCTTCTGGGGCAAAAACCTTATCCACTATCTTGATGTAGCATCCCCCATGATCATCCAAGTATGACCACCACTGCCCAACTTTAACCTCATTCATTTAAACCACCCCATATATCCATCCTCCCAGCCAGTTAACCTTCTAGTGGTGAGCCACTCAGGTTCATCCTGTGTGTAAGGAGTGTCAATCCTAATCCTCACTACCTCCTCAGGAAACTTGTTCAATACAGCATTCCTGTCATCTATCACCCAATCTGCCTTGAGGTAGTGCTTCTCCTGTAAGGCAGCAAAACCCCCATTATCTCCAAACCTGACAAAGGGAAACCACTCCTTGCACCACTTAACCTTACTTGAGAAATGCCCTTTCTTGGTGTGGGAAGCAAAGACTATGTGTATCCCTTCTCTAGCCACCTCCTCTAAGGCTCTCACAGCCCCTGAGAAGGGTTCTAGCTCAGAGTAGAGCGTTGGTATAGACCAGTACATCATTAGGGCGTCACGGTCTACACAGGACCTCTCAGCTAGGTCCTCAGCATATAGGTCCCTTAAGTCATAGGGACACCCCTCCACTATGGGCTTTTCTTCCACTTGGAGCTGCTCAGCTATCCAAGAGTTCCAAGAAGCCCCAGTGTCTACGAGGGTGCAGTCTATGTCTATGACTAAGACCTTGGGATTCACTCTTTCATCTCCTCTAATACTCCAGCATCGTTCATTGCTTGTATTCCACTTGTGGTCCAATTGTCCTTTATAAGGTCCACTACCCAGTCAACAGGGATGGTAAACTTATGTCCACCTCTGTTGGGATTAGAGAGTTCCTTGCAGAAATCCCCTATGAGTTCTGCCCACACTGCATCAGGGTTAAGGACCATATTAACCACTTGTTCCCCCTCTTCACCAGACTCAAGATCAATGCACTTTCTAATGAGGGAGTTAAACCCAAGAGAGAGTATAGCTTCCTTCTCTTCTGGGGAGAGGTCCAACTCACAGTTTGCACTCCCATCTTCATTCTCTGTTAACTCTAATACTTTCATGTTATGCTCCTATCCACCTTCCTTTACTATTTAACATCATTGGTACTGTGTATGGTACACCATCTAGGATAACTCCACAACCTAAAATTGGCCTTTTAACAATATTATTTTTATCATACCTAAATGCTGGGGCTCTGGGGTCTATCAAACACCCCACACTCATGCTCCATCTAAGAAGGTCTGTATCTGATGTGTAAGCTACACAAAATTCACTGTGGTGATGACCTTGTACAGAACAATAGCTATACTTGGTTGCATTATTCCTGGTGTTGGCACTCACAGAATGTACTAATAAGCATTTATTATCTCCCACCTTAAAGTAGTGATGACTCCCCCACTCCCAGCCTCCCTTAAGCCCATAAATGTTATTAGGGTGTGCCACCCAATCCAAGGGGATGTCAGCTGATTGAGCTTTCCTCTTTGGGAGTAGGTCATGATTGCCTGTGCTTATTAACAACTCTGGGAAGATTTCCTCCAACTCTTTACAAGCCTCCCTGGAGTATTTGATCTCATCCTTACCAGAATAGCAGTCCCACTCTTTCTCGTGGTAGCTCGGGAAATGGTTATCATTCATATCCCCAACAGATACAGCTCCGTCTATGCCCCAGTAACCCTTAACCCAGCTTAGGAACTTGAATGTATCCTCATGGTGATAAGGAAAGTGTGTATCACTAATGACTAATATTCTGTTGCCTATACTCCAAACTCCATCTTCACCTTGCTTATAGGCTTTATGAACTGTTGGGGTGTGGTCAAAGTTACTAGTGATTTGTAGTCTCTGTTGGTGCCACCCTACAAAGGTTTCCCCTCTTAGCAGGTCCCCAATTGTGGAACTGGGGATGTCTAGTTTACACCCTATCTCCTTTTGTGTTAGTCCTTCTTGGTCCAGTGAGAAGACCAGTTCTTTGGTTTTATCATCTTTTAAACTATATGTCATTTAAACTCCTTAACGAAAGCTGCTTGGGCAGGATTCAACCAAGCTGTTTTAACTTTGGGGTATACCAATCCTCCCAACCCTTCAGGTAGCCTTCCCTCTACTACAGAGTAGTCACCAAGGAACTCGTATACATAGAAACACTTAAGGTACGGAGGGAGTGAACCACCTCCCTCTAACCTAATTCTTAGTGCCACCTCTATCTTGTTGGAATTGTCAGGAGGGTAAGGGACAGTATACCTACTACAGAAAGTTTCCTCCCTATCCACGTAATGTGTTGTGAACCACCCTACTTTTTCACCCCTAGGTTCATAGCCCAGGTGTTCATAATAAATATCTAGGAGTTGCTTAACTTCAGATTCACGTACAGCCTTGAAACCTTCAATAGACTTCTCTATGTCCACTATGGGGACTTCCACAGCCCCACTAAAAGATTCACTCACTTAATCACTCCCAACTTGACAAGCTCCCGAACAGCCCCCTTCCTCTTCTCCTCATTTGACACTTGCTTCTCTGTGTAGTCAAAGTCAGTCATGAGGATATGCTTGATTTGTTTATCTTTCATAATGGCTATCACCAGTTTCTCCCTCTCAGCCTCCTCAAAGCTTAAATTGTGACGTTCCGAGTAGGTTTTTACAGCATGACACTCTTTGCATAGTAGTGCCAAATCCTCAAAAGAAATAAACACTAAATCTAATACAAACCTCTGTATATCCTCTACACAGTTTAGTTTCATTTCACCTTGTCTGTGGTCCACTTGGCAGTCTGATTGCTTTTTCTCCTCCCCACACTGCTCGCACTTACACCCCCACACTACAGCCCTGATACCCTCTTTATTTCTCTTGCCTAGAGGGACCCTAACCCTCTTAGACTTAATGAACTCTGTTTTTGTGGGGTTATGTGACCACAGAGATTTTCTTAAGCCTCCTCTTAGGTAAGTGTAGAACTTCGCCCTTGTGTTCCAAGGTGTGTAAGGGAGTTCCCATGGGTCCCTAAGTTCCCTCATTTATTTATCTCCTCATTAGTTTTAGCATACTCACCGTGTAGGCTAACAATGTACTTGTCGTAAGAGCGACTAGCCTCCAAGGGACATTTAAATGACCCTAAGTGTACTTTATTGAACTGAGCTTGCCACCTGACAACTTTCCCCTTCTTATTCCTCCTTGGATAGACCCCCCTTAAAGCCACTCAAGCTGTTAATTTTCCATATATTCGCTTGGTTTTGGGAGCTGGTTGCTTCTCTGAGATTATTTATCCTATTATTCTTACTATCCCCATCAATATGGTCTAACATACCTTCTGGGAGTACTCCATAGGTATACAACCAAGCCATTCTGTGGGCTTTATATTTTCTTCCTAAAAGGGAGAAGTGGATATACCCTCTGCCATCAGTGTAGCCTAGCTCCTCCCCTAATTTTCTCGTGTTATCTCTTGTGTGTGTCTTCTTAATAAATATGAAAACACCTGTCTCTGGGTTGTACTCCACGTACTCCTTAAGTAACTCTTGAGTAAGTGTTAGAGGACCCTCACCCCATATGCTACTCCTCACCTTTCACCCAGTCATTGTCTTCAGCCCATTCTTCTAATACCTCTTCCCCAAATACCTCATCCGGTTCACAGTTAGCTGCTATCCAGTCAATGGCCTCCCCTAGGGCATCACCAAACAAGTCAGATAAAAACCTTCTATTGTCATCCCAGTTCATTTTAGTGCCTCACCTTTAGTTTCTTGAATGTGTCCTCAAAGATGTCATACTCCTTGGAATCATCCCTATACATCCAGAGGAGGGAGGCCCTTCCTTTAAGAAAATCCTTCCAAGTCCACTCCAAGTGTTCATCCCTGAAGTTTGTAAAGGCATAGGTGTCATCCTCCCCGTAATGATCCTTGTAGGCTTCACACACCCTCTCGAACAATTCCTTAGGGGTTTCACAGCTGGCCAAGAGTCCATCTGCTGTAGCTTTGCCCACTCCCTTGGCTTTCCTCACTCCATACTTCTCCCTGAGCTCTGTTGACACATCAGGGAGCCCTGGGATATTGTCTACAGACTTATCTCCTGTGAGGAGCTGTGAGGCATAGCACCTTGCAGCCTCCAGAGGACTATTGAACTGCACACCTTCCTCAAGCTTGTCTGGATTGATGTGGGGAGACATAATCATCTTCAGGTCTTTATCAATGTATGATAAGAGATACTTCCACTCACCTGTATCCTTGTAGTGTAAGTAGTTCTCCTTACCCAGCTTGGACATCTCATCATCAGCCTCTGTTCCCCTGGTGACAACCATCCTGCTGCGATACTTCTTGATCACCCTCTTCCTGAGTTTTGCAAAGAGGATGGGCTTTTCTTTACGCTCCCCTTTATAGGGGAGCTCTTGGGCTATGTCATACCTGAAGTTATCCCCTCCCCCTATTATTAGCAGATAATCATCTGCCAACTCTGTCTTCTTCAATGCCCCCACTGAGATATCAAAGTTTCTCTCAGCCTCTTCCATGTGATCCTCAATCTCTGGGAGAAGCCTACAAAGACTCTCTATCTCAAATTCCTCTGGGGGATATGGAGGAAGCTCATTCTCTTCCCTCTCAGCATTATGCTCCCCCAGCCATCCACCTTCTTTCTTTCCATGATGTCCCCAGAACTCTGTTTTATTCCTAAGCTCCATGGGGGAATCAAAGCTGTAGTGAGAGATTATTACATAATCCTCTTGTACAAATTTAGCTGCCCTGAACAGGGCTGTGTCATGGTCTGACACTAATACATCAAAGTGTTTCTGTTCTGTCATAGTCACTCCTTATCCAGCCCTCTTCGAGGGCTTTCTCCTCCATCTGTTTCACCTGATTTGCATCCATGAAGTTAATCTCTGGGTGTTCAGCCAAGTACAGATGATTCCCATAGGAACAATCCATCTTGTGTCCTACACTTCCTTTAACATTGGAAGTGCATTGTGTGCACACTCCAATGAGCTTTGGATTAAGCATAGCTTTACTCATAGCTTTTCTCCTTCAAGATTTACATCCCCAAAATAAGTGGAAATCCCTCTCCACAAAAATTATTAAATTAAGAGATTCATCCCACCCCTTAGCTTAAGTGTTAAAAGGGAATGTCATCATCCATGTCATCATCGTCATCGTCCACATCCTCTGGGGGTGTATCCTTAGGGGGTGCATCCTTGGTGGATGACTCCTTATTTGCTACGTTTGTAGCTTTATCTGCTACACCTTCCTTGGGGGTGTCCTTGACAGGAGCATCTTTAGAGGCACCCTTAGCAGGGGTGCCCCCAACAGCCTCCAGCTGCTTCTGTAGGACACTTCCCTGGTAGTCCTCGGCTGTCTCAATCTTCTTCTTGAGTTTATTATTAAGCTGTTTCAATGCCTCAACAGAGTTTTCCTCATCCAAGCTGATACCAAAACCCTCCAGGGCATACTCAGGCACAGGGATCTTCTCATGCTTCTTAGTAGGGGCTCCCACCCTGATGTTTAAGAAGCCTGTGTTCTCAGCCTTACTAAACTTGGCAGCTAGGTCACAACAGAACACACCTCCCAGCAGCTCCCCAACATCCATATCCTTGGTACACACTTGATCTGTCAAACTACAGGCCTTGGCAATCTTGGAGATATAGCTCTTGGTACTAAATGTCCACACCCCACCTTTCTCTGCTGGAGGAGATGACATAAGATCAATTCCCTTGAGCTCACCATCCCACTCCCCATTCATAATGTGGCGATAGGGCCTGATCTCATCAGCTCCATCATCACTGAAGTGTTTCCCATAGTTGATTTCAATCTCAGGGAAGTCTGCCATGATGGCTATCTGCTGGCGAGGTTTCTGGGGCCACCTCTTGTAGCGTTTCCCTTTGATATCTTCAAAGTAGGTGTTAGGCTTATCTGCTATGGCAGCTTCCTCCTCCTCTGGAGTACCATCCCACAGGAACTCAGCATCCTCTGGGGTGTGCATTCCCAGGTCGATAATTCCACAGATAATACCTATCCTGTTTTCATCACCAATCTTTTCAAAGCAATGGGCATTCCATTCCTTCCAGTCAATGTTACTCTCTGTGTTGCTCTCGGAACGAGAGCCTTTCTTTGGCTTTAAGCTAAATCCCATTTCTCTTCTCCTCTTCAAATGTTAAAACTAATGATTTCATCTTGGCTGTTATGACAGGTTCCACTTCTTCCCAGTCCAGCTCATACTCTTCCAACAAGTCATCCCAAGAACCAAGTTCATAGGCCCAAGATTCTAGAATTTGACCTATTCCATATTCTACTACATTCTCTATTTGACTCATCCTTCATACACCCCCTCTACAATTTCAATTTCATTCTCCTCAACCTCTCCCCTTGACACCCTGGTGGACAACACTTGAATACCATTATCATTAAACAGCCCTTGGAGTTGTAGGAAGTCCTCCTTACTCATGCTCTCTACACCATCCATCCTCACCACCTTCAGGGGGTGGTTCTTGATATCTTCAACAGCCAAGGCTGCACACACCAACATCTGTTTACTTTCCCCCAGATTGGACAAGAGGCATTCCTCATAGAGGATTTCTCCATCTTCGATGGTGAGCCCTTCCAGGGGCCACTTGGCATTATCCAGAGCCTCTTCCTTTGACTCCCTGAGCTTCTTCACTGTGTCAACAGCCTTCTGGTGATCCTTCTGGGAGGCTTTCCACTTGGTGGAGTTCTCTTCCCAAGCTGAGTAAGCTACAGCCTTCTCATTGATCTCTTCAATAGAGGAGATCTTCTCTGAGATGGGGTCTACAGGAATGTCCTCTAGCTTACTACAATACTTCTTGCCCTTCACAACCCTGGCAGCCACTGTAGACAATTCTTCTTTCTTAGCTGAGACAGTTTCAGTGAGCTCATCTATCTGTGTCTGCAACTCCCCTATATAAGATTCAAGTGTTACCTCATCATCCCTCAGACTTGTAAGGTCATCCTTAAACTTCTTGTTTTTACTATTCACCTCCATGGCTTTATCAAGATCAGCTAATAGCTCAGTGACAGACACCTTCTCCACCTTCTCAGGGGCCTCTCCCACCTTCAACATCTCGGAAGTTCTGTGAGAGTCAAGCCTGTCACTTTCAGCATCAGCTATCTGTGAGTCAACCTCAGCTAGGTCAAACCCCTCCATGTTAGCAGCCCTGAGAAGTGTATTCACTTGCTCCTTGGGCTTCATGTCCATTATCTTATGGGGGTTAACAGACAAGCTGGATAGCATCTTCTTGAAGTCACCAATGGAGAATGCTTCACCATCCTGATCCTTCATAGTAATGGTGGAAGTCTTTTTAGTAGTCTTCCTGGAGGCAATAATCCACTTGTCCCCATCTCCCACCTTGACTTTAACTTCACTCTTCTTGGTGCCATGCCTGAGGGAGTCTGGGTGTTTCTCTATGATCTCCCACAGGGCAGAGATGGCTGTGGTTTTACCAGTGCCTGTGGTGCCAGCCACCTCTATATTCCCTCCATCAGAGGTGGTGAGGTTGAAACATTCAAGCCTCTTGTTGTTGGCTATTTCTATACTAAGAATCTTCATTTATGATATTCTCCTTGCTACATTAATTCCCTGGTGTGTTTGTCCCACTGAGGAGATACGCCTCCCCACTTTAGTCACAGCGTCTGCCTCGTCAGAGGCAGCTATCCAGGAGTACTCCTCTGTGTGGAAACGTCTACGCCTTGGGTCTATAAGCCTGTCATTCCTGTCATACAGGTCAGCCACTCTGGCTGTTCCTTTAAACAGTTTAACCATGATCTTCCTCCTCAAACACCAGGGCCACCCCTGTGCTGTTAATGTTAACTTGAATTAGGGAACAGTCTGGGTGGAGGGTCTTAACATTATTCCTCACCACTTCTTCCAGTTGTTCAAAGTTGAGCTGGTACTCTGTGCCCCCGTGGAGAACCTCTCGATCAGAGAGGGACATCCTCAGGGGGAGGTGTTCTGATTTAACTTCCATCTGGGGCCTCCTCAGAGTCAATTATCTCTTTTAGTGTTTGTCTAATCCACTTCATAAATGTAGAGGCTGGCTCCACAGCATTCACTGTTGCACCTTGCAGCTCCTCAATAGGTATCTCAAACTCAAAGAGTTCTTTGTCAGGGGTCTTTGGAATAAAAGGATTATTCACAGGTTCAACTACACAGTAGACAAGACTACCAGCCCTGTATCTGACAAACCTAGCTTTATTCCCTCTAATCAAATCCTTTAATGTATAGTTACTAGCCATTGCCATATTTCCTATCGTAGTTAATAACACTCGCGGAGTAAAACCTCTTCCTCTGCTTGGTCCTTTCCCTTAAGCTGAACACTACATGGTTTCCAAGCTCAGCAACAGGAAAGTCCTTCTCCTGCTTCTTCCTCAGGGCATCAAGGAACTTCTCCCTGTGGTTGTACCTCTGTTCCCACTCCACTCTGGCTATTTTCTGTTGATCAGGGTCAATCCTGACAATCTTTAATAACTCATGCTTTAATTTTCTGTTCATTAGTACTCCTCTCTTGGGTTATAAGTCACTGTAACTTAGGATATGTGAAATAACATCCACTGTCCATCCGTTACCTAGCATCTTATATCTTTGTGTGTTACTTACATTATCAGTATAGTCATCAGGTACTGTCTGAAGCCTCTCACACTCCACAGGTGTAAGTTTTCTATACACCAAATATTCTTTGTTGACAATCTCTCCATATAGCCC